AGCGTACTTCTCAGCGTTGGCGTTCGCTTCCGTCAGCTGATCTTTTAGAGCGTCGTAATCTTCCTTCGGAACATACGAGCCGTCAGCTGCGTTCACGACCTTGATCGATTCGTTCTTGCTGAGACGTTCGGTCAGCTGATCAAAGGTCAGCGCTTCATCGCCGAACGTGTCTTTCAGAAAATCAAGCATTTGATTTACCTCCTTTATTTTTTGCAATATTAAAAGCCCCCGAAATCGGGAGCTTATAACCGTAAAAGCGAATGATAAAAGGGTCAACAGCGTATATCTTAGCCGTAACCCCTTTTAATTTCGTTAAATTTGATTTTTAATTGATTATCCGAATAGCACAAGCCCTTATACTATAAAATCGCACACAGGGCAAATATGGCTACAGTTGATCAATGATAGTATCGCGAATCTTATACATTCTTTTTCCGGTTTCATTTACTGTATTCTGTTTATCCATTCCATTATGAATAATATCAGAATCCATATCGACTTCAAATGCTATCAAATCACTATTCTTAATTGCGAATGAAACGGTGCTATCGTTCCTATTAACATCTTGGATACTATCAATAGCACAAGTGAAGTTCTCGGTAAAAAAGTCAAAATCTGTTGTTGATAGTTTTACTTCCATAGTATCTCCTTAGATCACAAGGGGTTGGCGTTAATAAGGTTCCCGGTAAACGGATTGACTGAAACGCTACATTTTTCGTTCCTAAATGAAACGCTCGTTGGATCTAATATCCTGTTCCCTGCTTCATCTTTGGTATAATGTGGATATCTTTTAGAATGTAAAAGAGCATCTTTGGCATTTTCGAGCGAAATACCGCTTCTGGGTTTATTATTATGTTGCGGATCTGCTTTGGTTCCGAAGATACGCTCCAAAAAATGATCACTTTGTGACTGTATGGTTAATCCATCTTTTGTTGTTAAACCAACTAATTCATTTTGGACACGATAGTAATATTTTTCGTATTTTTCAAATCCTACAAGAGGTGATAACATACCCTTGTCAATAGATTTTGCATACTTACGTAACAAGTCGTATCTTTCAGTATCATTATACTTTACTTTATAATAATCCGCAAGTGTTTTTATATCGGAAATATTATGTTGTAAAGCAAAATCTCTATAATGACGATTAGATGCGCCTACAGCTTTTTGCGAAATGCTTTTATTGAAGTTTACGGATCTTGTCCGAGCAGACTCAATAGGCAATTTAACTTTTTGGCAAAAAGCTCTTAGATTCGCCTCTTGAGACTTGAGCTTTACAGAGTATCTTTCAAAATACCACTGCAATTCTTCTCTGTTCAAATCATCTGTACAATTCCTTAATAACTCATCCTTTGCTACTAATACACGCTTTGTTTTTCTAATCTTGCGCTCCAGTCCGCGCTGATACTGCTCAGCTTCATAGAGCGAATGCATAGATCCATCCGGAAACTCGATATTTTTCTCTTCCAGCGCGGCGAGCTCCTTGTCGGAATACATCCGAGTGCTGCCTTCGAAGTATGGATACCAATCATGGCGGCAGTTCCAGCCCTTGAAGCCGGAGCCGGTACCGTATCCAATATCATCAAGCGACAGATAACCCACTTTACCGCTCAAACTGACGATCTTTCCTTGCCATGCCGCGTGTGACGGTCTGGCTCCGGCGTGAGCTGTGATCTCCATCAGATCCCAGCCGAGCTCCTCTGCGTAGGATAAGCAGATCTCTCCGGTAGTCTGACCGACGCCTGTCATCACATTCCGTCTGACCGCTACGTCGATCTTGTCCTCGTGTCCCGAGGGATAGATCACGGTTGCCCCTTCCGAAGCGAGCTCCTTGACAGCGTCGAAGATCGCTTGTTCCGGAGAAAAGGCGCCGCTTTCAACTTTCATCTCAGCCATAGTACAGGCGCGAATAAACTTCGTTTGTGATGAAACGGCAGTTGTTCGCGTTAGGTTGGTAATATTGCCCTTCGTTTTGTTGTATCCGGCTTCAAGTATCTGCATCGCGGAGGGTGAAAGATGAAGCGGAAGCGGATTCAAACCGTTATTGCGATAAATCTTGCTGTCGTACTCAACCGCCGACGCGGAGGCATCCGCAAATATCTTCTGTAGTTCCTCTTCGGACATGTTGTTGTATTTGGCTACGGACTTGAGTACATTCTGATGCAGGACACCAAGGTTTTGCAAAGCTCGGAGTTGCAGTTTTCCAGTATCGGTCACTGTAGCGGTTTTTGCTATTCTTCTCGCAACATCTCGGATAATGCTTTCGTTGAGCTGAGAATATAGCTCAACAATACTATCGGCACAATGTGCAAGCTGCTCCGGCGTCAGCATTAACTACCACCGCCTGCGAAATAATCGGTGAACTCTGATTCCTGCGGCATCATTTCGCGGGCCTGTTCCTCGGTGCAGCCATAGCGCCACATCAAGTATTTTTCCTTTTTAACGATACCCGAGTTGACTTCTTGCAGTCTGACTTGTGTCTCTTTCTCGTTATCCTCCAGGATACCATCGCCCCAGTTCCACTGTACTTCATAGGTGCCGGAAGGAGCAAGATTGCAAGCTGACGCATACTGATCTATACTATAAATCACGTTTTCCAGTGCAGTTTGAAGCGCTGCCTGCATACGGCTGACAAAGCCAAAGCTGCGGTATTTACTGCTCTTGATCTCTTCGGCAGTTTTATCGACGTTTTGAGGATCGGAAATGCTGCCGTATGAAAGACCAACCGAGAATTCGATTTGCTTTAGGATTTTGTCTAAGCCTCTTCCGTAGGCGCTATCTCGAAGTTCGGGTGCAAAAGTCTTAAATAAAGGCTCTCCGTCCCCGCTAGACATCTGTTTTAAACGTCGGAACAAGCGGTCCTTGCCTTTTGGTATGGGATTATATACTGTACCATCTTCGCGCTTAACCGGTCGAAGAAGTCTTTCGTCAGCATCTATTGCCAGCTCACCACCTTCATATTCCCACAGGAACATATCCCATTGACGGTCAGCTGCTCGGATTTTATTGATTGCAGGAGCACATACAGAAATACCGAGAGGACTCTCTTTGTCGATCGTGTTGGCTCTTGGTACCCGAAAGTAACCAAATAACGGACGGTCAACATTGTGGATTGTGTAGTCACCGACGACTTGAACAGGATACTGATCGGCGGCGATCTCATCTCCCAAGCTGTTTGCGTCACGCGAAACGAAAAACCTACTTGTCACCGTATGGGTACCGGCGTCAGGATCATAAATCTGTTTCTCTACACGAGTGTAATAATGCTTTCCCTTTTTGAAATGAGAAAAGCCTGCGATACCGGTGATTTCATCATCAGTATACTGGATCGGTCTGAAATTCTCGGGTGTAATACAGTCAATCCTAACCTTACCGCGACTGACGTAAGGTTTGAACAGGACGCCGCCAAGAGCGCAGCCTTCTTCAATATTGGTTTGAAGATTTTCAGAGAGTTTTTTCATCTGCTTCTGAATATAATCAGCACGTTTTGAACCGGTGATGTTGATCTCGTTCTCAATCATAATGAGCCTTGCAAACTCAGCGGCTATACCAGCGGGAAGATTCAAGGTGTTGCCGTGAACAGCGTGCCGCCATGGTGGTTCATCATAGTATAGCTGCAGCCATTTATCAATAGCGTCATCCATGTTTTCATACTCGAGTGATGTCTCGGGAAACACCTTGTTCATCACCGTATGCAGCCAACGCACAAAACGTTCTTTCAGCTTCATCGTTTCACCTCCTACATCTCATAATCCAGTTCGATTCGCAGGACGGTATACGCAAAGTAGCGGATATCATCCATCGCGTGGTCGTGGACCTTTAAGACGGTGTCCTTCGATTCGTTTTCTGCCCAGCGGTAGAGCGTAAACTCACGCAGCGCCGCCGTGCAGGCCGGGGAGATGAACAGTCTGTGTTGCCGAAACGCCTCATGCACACGGCGGATGCCGGGCAAAACGTCGTTTCTGGCGGGGAGAACTCTAAACTTTTTGTGGGCGCGCAGTGTGGCAAGGAACGACGCCGCGGACGGGTCGACCACCACACACTCGACCGCAAGATCTGCGGTCAGTTCGCACAGGTCGTCGTAGTATTCTTCGTCCGTTTTCTGCCGGCCTTCCGCTTTGGAATCGTAATAATACTCCCGCACGCGGTACCAGCTTTCGCCGAATTTGCCCCAAAGCCCCATGCTCATCGGGTTGACCGTGCCGTAATCGCACGAGACGACCCACCGTTCGGCAAAGCCTGCCGGCGGCGCTTTGGTATACGCGCCGGCCGCCGCTTCGGGGTAGACGAGCCCTTCGGCCGCCACCCATTTGCCGCGGATGAACCGGTCGTAAAACGCGCCGGTATACAGCGACTCATAGCGGCGGATCACATCTTCGCTCAGCGACGGGTTGTCGGTCATCAGAAAATGGAGATACAGACAGTTGCGCTTGTCTGCCTGCTGGATCCACGTCTGATAAAACCAGTGCTGCGGATGCTCCGGGTTGCAGTTGAACCAGAACTTTGCACCCGCCACGGAGCAGCGCGCGAGCGCCTGCTCCACAAACGAGCGCGGCATCAGCGCCACTTCGTCAAACAAAACGCCGCAAAGCGTCATGCCCTGAATGAACGACGCCGACGCTTCGTCGCGCCCGCCGAAAAGGTAAAACCGGTTTTCGCGGCCGCCGAACGAGAGCGTGATCTTGTTTTGCGACAGCTTTTCCTGCACACAAAAGCCGAGCGAGCGCAGCAGCGCCAGCAGCGACTCCACAATATTGCGCCGCAGCGACGTGATTGTTTTGCCGCACAGCGCGAACGTGCCGTCATGAAACGAAAAGAACGCCCAAAGGACGAATGACAGCGCCATGCAGGTCGTTTTGCCGCTGCGCACGGCGCCGTCGCAGATGATCGCATCCTTTTGTGCGTAGGGCGACGACGGGTGCCACCAGGAGAGCACCGTGGTCTGTTTTTCGGAAAACGAACGGAAGGCCGGGGTCATAGGTTTGCCTCCTGCAGCGCCGCCGCGCCTTTGCCGATGGCCGAAAACAGCTCTTTGGCGCTGTCGCTTTCCCGGCTGTTTGTCAATGCTTCCAGCTTTTCGAGCGCCTTCAGACGGTCGAAAAACTTGATCTCGACGCCGTTTTTGCCGCACTTGATCTCCGACACCGCGAACAGATCCATCTCCTCCAGCGGGACCGTTTCGCTGTCGGGATGCAGCGCCAGCGCCACCGCGTCGCTGACACAGCCGAACGCCAGACGGGCGTAGCCGGCGGCAATGTCGGTTTGCGTCCGAAGCATGTCGCGGTCAAGCGCTGTGATCTGCGCGCGAATATCTGATCGGCGCAGCAGTCTTGCCGCGGTGCGCTGGGCAAACCGGTAGCCGCATTTTGCCGCCGCCTCCCGTGCGTTGCGTGTTTGCACAAAGTAGGTGCAGAACAGCAGTTGTTTTGGTGAAAGTGATTGGCTCAAAGAAAAACTCCTTTCGAAAAATATCGGTTTCTGACCGCGCGGCGATGCCGCAAAAAGTGTCCGGTGTTTTAAGTCACCGGAAAAAAGTCCTCCCATAATAAGGCCCGAGAAGCCGTTTTTGTGCGCAAAACCTGCAACAAAATTGACAATTTCATAAATTGTTCACATTTTCTCGCGCAAAGTCCGCTTTTCCGGACGTCATGATTCTCTTTTGGAAAAATAATCCCATCGTTCCCCTGCTGCCGCAGCCGGCAAAAGAGGGCATAAAAAAAGCGCGGCAAACGCCGCGTGTTCCGTTGCCGCAGACAACAAAAAAAGCACGGCCGCAGCCGTGCCGAAGGCAAAATCAAAACTTGTTCCCTTTTGTTTTTCGCGCGCGTGCGCGCAAATACATCTTTCATTGTTGTCATTCTTTTCATTCTTAATATGTGTTCGCGCGTGGTTCATTTGTGGTTCGCGCGTGGTTCGCGTGTGGTTCGCGCGTGGTTCGCTTGTGGTTCGCCTTAAAAAAAGCAGCACCCCGCAACGCCCGCCGTTCGGGCGTTTACGGGGTGTCGGGAGCGGTTCGATTTTGGGTCAAAACGATCTCACAAGCCGATCATATCGGTTGATCCCGCGCAAAAAAGCTACCCACGCTGCGTGGAGGTGTCCGGATAAAACAAAAAAGCACTTGTGAAGCAGTGCTTTTTTCTTGTGTAAATCCGCCAAAATGATACCGAAACCATAGAAAGAACGCCTAAAAGGTAGATCGTTTATCTGTTTATGCAGGGCTGACAATCAAATATTGAGACTTTTCCTATCGATTTGACAGTCCCGTTGTCAACAATGATCGCGCCGTTCATAAAATGCGTTGCGTATACAGGCTTATGCTTTTCACGAAGGATCCGTTTGATTGATGCGTTCTGTTCCGGCGTTCCTTCATAATGAACTTCCAGATAGAAATCATCTATGAACGGGAATCCGCTGTAGTACGCAAACTCCGGATAATCCTTGTCCGGAGAAAGGTGATAGTCGCGCAGTTGGATCACCGCGCCGGCGCTGTAACCCAAAATGATACCCTCGTGATGCAGAATCGAATCATAAATCTGCATTTCACGAATCCTCTCCATCATGTGATCCGGCAGTCCGCCCGGGAAATACAGTATATCAGCATTTCGAATCTTCTGATTGGCTGTTTCCGGCGTATCGGCAAAATAGTTGATAAACTCGATTTGGCTTTCCGGTATCCCGTAATCGGCAAGTGATCCGACAATACCGGAATAATAGCATCCATGATCCTTCTCGTATAAGGCGTTCCAATCGTCAAGGTTTTTCACACGGGTGTCACGAAACGCCAATGCAATAATCACGACCTTTTGGAATGGCCTGATGTAGTCTTTGAGCGAATCAAACAGCCACGGTGCGTTGATTTCATATCCTTCCAATAAGATATTTGTCATGCTTTCTCCTCCGAAACCGAATGTTTTTCCAGCACACGGCTTTTCAAATCTTCTGCTTGAAAAGATTGTATCATTTTCAAACGAAATAAGCAAGAAGCCCCTTTTGCCTTGGTAGACAAAAGGGGCTTCTTTGATGGTGGGCAGGGATGGATTCGAACCATCGAAGTCGTTGACGGCAGATTTACAGTCTGCTCCCTTTGGCCACTCGGGAACCTACCCATATTCATTTTTTCGTTGAATGGAGCTGGTGGACGG